TGCGTTCGGTTCACTTCTGTACATCTCTATTATAACACAAAAAGAGCAACAAGTCAACTATCACCTTGTTACTCTTATTTTACATTACTGTATTACGCTACTGTAAACTGCTGTGTCGCACAGTTCCCTATCATAATTATATTCTCCTTTACTTGTTGAATTCGAATTTAATGGATTTACCATTTCGTACTATTGTGTTTTAGGCGAAAACCCCCCTTTATGCTAAAGGGTTTGCTTGAATCTTATACCATTTCTGTAATTCATCATTAGTTCTACTATAATGACTTACCCAAACATTACCACTAGAAATATCATTAATCTCCACTCTGTTGTTCGGTCTATGCCCCGTAACTTTCAGTCGATAGTAGTCACCCACATCACTTGGCAACCCCGCCACATTATTATCATTTTTATTTAAGTCAATGATAAGTTCATGGTAAATAGGCACTTTACTAGCAATTGCTTTTACACTACTATTTACAACGCCCTCTGCAATACCCATGCTTACATAGTCAGTCGTTGTAGGTGTAATATTAACCCAGTCTGTTCTGTGCATTTTTGTGTCGCTATCTTTGATATACAAACATCTGTATGTAAATGTTGTTTTATTCGGGCAGAATTCACACATCATTTGCGTTGAACTAACAGGGAATACTTTCATGTTACCACTCTTAGCAAATGACCATGTAGGCAGGTCTTGTGCCACTTTCATGGCAGTCCCAACATTAAACGTTGCAGACGCAAGCCAGTTAAGTTTTTTTAAAACATCGTCTAAAGTTGCACCAATACCGTAGTTACTGAATCCCATTTCACTTAATGAGGTGTAGTAAGCACCTACTTTATTTGCGATATTTACCATCATAGCCATGCTAGGAATAGCAAAACGTTCATCTGTGTATTCGTCTTTCAAGTTATACTCACTTAAATACTGGTGTCTGTTCCATACATCTCTTAAACTAGCATAGTAACGTAACATCCATATAAACACAGCTTTGTTACTTGTATAAATATCGTTCCACTGGTTATCAGGAACAGGACTTCTCACGATATCACTGTTTTCATCATTCCACAAGTCACCGCGTTTTTTAACGTGTTTCCAACCTACCTCATTAGTGTAACTTAAAGTGTAATCTCCTGCATAGTTGATACCCGCCCATGCACTGAATCCGATTGGTGTACTCTGATTGCCTACTTGTGGTGAATACGGTACTTGCATGAGTTCACACAGTTTTACACCACAGTCAAAGTTACGGTTGTTCTGTAAACCTTTCAGTCTGTAGTTCCAAATGTTAGTCGGACCTTTTTGATGATAGTTCATGAATGTGAAGTAATAATTTCCGTCACTTCTCTCATACTGTGAGATATAAGCTCTATAGGAGGCATTTTCATCAACATAAGCTCTAATACCTTGCGCGCCATATACATATGCATCAGCATGACCATAGTTTACACCCTTTAATGCCGCATCAACTGTAGGTTTCATTGAGTCTGTCCACCAGTTATAGTGTAAGTCAATACCGTTTGCATTCGCTTTCCAAGCGTGTAAGTCTTTTTCTCTGAACACATACGCTTCATAGCTTACATTAGGGTCACCACCAAGAGAGCGGATATATTCTTCAAGTTCTGTTCTACTCTCAACATCCCATGTAGAACCGTTTGCTTCATCTTTCGCATGGTTTCTGATATAATCCGTTGTCAGTGTCTCAATCTTTGTCTTGATTGATTCGGGAATTTCGTTGAAGTAACTGTATCCCTGTAATCCAAGCATCCAAGCATCAGGGTTTGCCATTGGGATTACGTGGATGCAAGTGTCGTTGTCAAGAATCTCACTCCACATGTCTATGCCACCATATACAGCATTTTTCGCTAACACTTCCATCTGTGCAATTGCAATACTAGCACTGCAATCTGTTCCATGAAATCCATTGAACACAAACATATGTCTTGTGGCTGTTTCTGTTCCGTACTCCATAGCAATCAAAGGTAAACCAAGAACAGATGTACCGATAATCTTTTTGCGTACCTTTGGATAGTTGAGCATCAGTGTGTCGATATCTTCTACCATCATATCGTAAGTGTAGTTACGAATCAGTTTTCTTGGAATTACTGCGTCAGCTAACTTGCTACCATCAGTGATGTTGAAGGTATTGATGTAATAACGTTCTGTCTTTAAATCGTTGAACATTTTGTACAGTTTCATGATTTGTTCCTCATAACTTAAAGAATCGTCATATGTGATAGGTAATACAGGATTACCAATGCCACACCCGTTTCTGTCAAAATTATACATATTCGTTCTCCTTTACCATAATAGCATAAATAAATCTTCCATTTCGTTTAGCAACATCTTGTCAATGTTTGTGAATGTATCACGGTAATGTTTTAACATTGTTCCATTGTCAAATACCCCACGATTACCTTGTACGATTTCAAAGTATTCGTTTAAGTTTGTTGCTTCATGGTTGATTGTATTTGTTGAATTGTTTACGTTTGTGTTCTCTGCTGTGTTCGTGTAACTTCCATTTGTTTCGTCAATTGTTGCGCTTGTAAGGTAAGTGTCATTTTCAAGACTTGATATACTACCCTGTGGAGTATCAGAAAATTTACTTTTTGTCTTACTAGCATTGCTGTTTGTCTGTTTTCCGTTGTCTGTTGTTGTGCTTTTACCTGTGCTGTCGTTTTTACTTTTGTTTGTGTCGTTGATGTTTCCTTTTCTAGTAAAATCCGTATCCCATAACGGATTGAACTCTAGCAAGTCACTAGCATACCATTTATTGTAGTATGGCATAATCGTGTTCATTTTGTCAGCAAGTTTCAATTTCCATAATCCAACTGTTTCGAAACCTATTTCTCTTGTGTAGAAATGTCTCAAAATCTTGATTTCAAGTACGCTTCTATATTTTTCATCAAAGATAGGATAATCAAAGTCGAATATCTTTTTGTGAACAGCTTTCAATATCTTTTCAATATCATTGTATCCTGTACTGTGTTCCAGTCGGTAAAGAGATTCGCAGATAAAGCGCACCTCTGTTGTGTAACTACTCATCTGCTTCATCCCCTTTCTGTAATGTTTCACGTGAAACATTCAGACCATCTAAACTGGTGTCAAGCTCTTCTCTATAGTCCACGCTGATATTAGTACCGAACATTTTGTTGATTTTCTCAACAGCTGTTTGACGCTCATGTAAACGACTAAACTTACTTGCAATACTACCACCTTGGGAACGGTTCACTTCGTCACTCACAAGTCGTTCACGTTTCGTAATGTTTACGTTTGAAATACCAAGATATGTCAGTGCTTCATTCCATATGTTCGTTTTCAACTCGTAAAGCTGTGGTGCTACGAATGGCGCATCGGTTCTAAGAGTTGTGATGCTATCTGTGTTCAACTGGTCACTTCCAAAGATAAAAGGCATTCCACCGTCATACTGTTGATACAGGTTAACCATTGATAAACGGTCATTTTCACCCGACTTGATAAGAATTGGCGTTTTCTGTGCATTAATGTTTACGTCAATCGTTCTGTCAATATTTGCTAAACGAAGAGCAAACATTTTACATGCTTCCACACTGTTTGTGTGTAACATATTGTTGTGAATAATCACGCTGTTTGTTTCGTTCAAGTCTTTTAAGTAGCCGTTTACTGCGTATGCTTTTGTCTTGATTGGTTCACGGTATACGTTTAATCTGCCATCAAGAGTCGCTTGCAAAAATAAGTTTCCAAGTACATCGTCATTGAAGTAAACTCCTGCACTATCCTCAAACAATGTCAGTTCCAAGAATCTAGCGTCAACTGTGTCGGGTAAATTCTTCCATTCGATACAAGAAATTGCAATTTCTTTTAGCCGATTATAGTAGTATTGCCATGATACACAGTTTTGCAATGCACTTGTAAAAAACTGGTTTTTATACTTGTTTCTTCTGTTTCTTCCCATTCTGTTATCACCTCTTTATGTTGGGCTATTATCGTATGAATAGTTGCCAATCTCTTCCCCATTTTCCCAAAATGTAATGCCACTGTCGAAAATCTTACAGATAACTTGCATATCTGGGGCGGGTACACTACCACGTGCCACACAACCACTTGTCTGAATGTAATTCCAGTGAGGTCTTAAACCTTTACCGCTACATACGTTTGGCTGTTTCACTCTGTTGCAAGCGTAGCCGAACATTGTGAAGAACGTATCAATGCTTCTAGCGTATTCATAAGGGATACACATTCTGCGATAAAATAGTTTGTTTTCTCCCTGCGCCACGAGCAAGTTACTGTTGCCAAGAGTTCCTCTGAATAAATCAGCTTGGATGCTTGCGGAATAATCTGCCGTTGTTTGATTCGTGTATTCGTTCATTACATTGGTAAAACTACCCACATACCCACTGATTGCACCACCGTAAGCTTGATTTTCACCCATTGTTTGAGCTCTACGAGAATCTGTTGGAGATAATTTACTGTTTTGTGCTGAAAGTTTACTATTTTGCAACCCTAAACCTAATTCAACTGTACTAGCTACACCACTTAGTGTACTATTCATAACAGTTTGAGCCATCTTAACCTTATTGATATAAGTATTCTGTGCTAGCCAAACCTTGTAAGCGTCATTATTCCAACTGCACATTGGAAAGTCCATCATGTTTAACGATTCCATTCGGTACGGTGTTTCTCCACTGCCTTTGTAGTGCGTTGGATATACACAAGCTTTTACAGGTGTATTCTTTGTCCCCTCTATTCTGAACCTAGGTGTTAAATCTTCAAAGAATTCATATCGCAATACAAGGCTGTTATCCACACCGTTATCAAACTGAAAATAGTTATACGGATAAGTATACATTTTCATGTTCTTTGGTATGTATCCGTTCAATGACGTTGTAGTAGGGTTCACAGGTGATATCTCTGTTCCATCTGAATCGTAGGAAGAACCAGTGTTTGTATTTTGGATTTTACCGTCATCAGCTTTTGACCCGATGAACATGGTTGGACACATCCACATAGCTACAATACTGTCAGGACTTTGCACGTATTTCAGGTTTAGTGCAAATAGCTTTTCTCTTTCAAGTTCCGATGTAACATCGAAAGCGTAATAGGTGCACCCCGAATATACACCCTCGAACAGTCCACCAATATTCTGTTCTTCATTATCGCAAATAGCAACTACAACAGAAAGATTTTTCAGTAGGTTGATACTTCCACCTGTGCTACCCTCAACATACTCTCCTAACTTCACGGGTTCAGGTAGAATGTTGTCACCGATTGCATCTGTCGCACTGTGTTCACGAACAACCATGCTGTCTCGAATGGTAAAGTCAAACCACCACGTCTGTAGAACATCTAGTACAAATGTAATGTAACAGGCGTTGTCATTTAGGTATTCTACACCAGTGATAAAGGCATAGAACCACTTTGAACCGTAGGAAGTGTTGCGAAACATCATGTAATTGCAGTCGTAACAATCGTCTGCGGATAGCTGTACTTTTGCGTAACCACGTTGCACACGCTGATAGGTTTGGCGTGAAAGTTGGTGCTTGGTTTTGTTCGCAAAGTAGGTGCTTTGTGCGGTTGCGTCTGTGAAGCGGATTGTGTGGTTGTAGGTTGGGTCAAGGGGTACGTTGGTTAGGAGTCGGATATCTGTTTTTGGTTCTATCAAGTTATTACCTCTCTTACTTAGTTAAGTAAACTAATTTTTTGTTAATTAAGAGCCATAAATAGTATTATCCCAGTCAATAGGTTTCAGCTCTTCTAAAGTGCTAATAAGTATTGGAGATATTCGCTCTTTATAAAATACCTCTAATGGGTGAGTCAAATCTGTTCCCCAATAGACTTTTTTGAGATTCATATTACTTTGTGACTTTGCTTTAAAATCCGCCACATTAAATGACCAAAGACGAGATAACGTGCGAATAGCGTTTGCTTTTTCTTCAAGTTTTGGTGTAGTATTCGGCACAAAAAATGGCGTGCATGGTACAATAATAATATTATGGGGTTTTTCGATTTTGTTAATCCCACTATAATCAATGTCCGTGTAATAACCGTTATCTAATGAAAGATATTTATAATATAGCTTACTAATAATCACATTAAATGCACCTGCAAATGTGTTTGTATCATGATTTTCAAGAGTCAAATCACCGATAACAACATCTGTATCATTCTGACCACCAAGAATTGTAATAAAATCGGCATCTGAGTTTAAAGCGTTAATTCTGGAATCCATCCACATAGAATCTCCACTTTCATTTGCATCACCACTCATTTTTGTACCACTAATTCCATGATTATAAAATTTTGCTAAACCAAAATATCTTTGTACCCAAGTTTGAAAAAAGCCTTGTCCTGTTAAACTATCGCCAAGACTATCCCCTATTTTATTTTCCCACCAGTTTACAATACTATTTTGTGGTTTTCTTTCAAAAGTTTTATAATGGTTTCCGTCTGTTGCCTTGAAAACATTTATATATCTTATTTTTTGGGTATCTGCTACGTTTGTCCATGTTTCCGTTGTGGTGAATTTAATGCAATTTACTTTTGATAACATTGGTGAACTAAATTTTTGTAATGCAAGAATGTTTTCAACAGCCCATGAAATATCATTGCCATTTTTAGTACCAAGTGACATTGTAATGTTTGTGCCATACTCCAACGCACTATTTTTTTCAAGTTGCATTTCCCATTTGTACTCTATATTATCTTCGAGCGAATAATTATTAATGTCAATAATGGTATCAAAATTACCATTTCTAAAAGATGCATATGTTTCGTCAATGTATTTATCTAAATTAACCTTTGAATTTCCAACTGAAATAATACTTTTTGTGGCTTCTATCTGATTGCTTATATTAGCAGTATTCTTTTTAATACTATTTCTGTTCTCTGTCACATCAGCTTGCAGTGCAGAAATTTCGGGGTCAAGTGAATCAATCTTTTCTAGAATTTCTTTATAGTTCAACAGCTCCCCCCGCTCTTGCACCCTTTCGGATATTCTCACCAATGGTATCAAACACCTTGCCATTCGCATCCACATTGTCTGCATAAACTTGTCTTTCCATGGTAGTTTTCCTTTCATAGTAAGAATGTTTCGCATGAAACATATTTCAGAATCATGCGAAACGTATAGATTAATTAAGTTTCTTAACTTTTGACTGTGTAGGTTCATCTTCCACAGCTTTTCCACCCTCTACTGCAAGTGCTACTGCATCAACCTTGTTAAAGGTAATTGTATCACCTACGTTAGATGTTGTTGTCAGTGCTTTAGCTGCTGTGTACTTGTAACCTCCGTAAATCATCTCAAGTGTAGTTGTGGTCTTTCCTGTGGGGAAGATAACTGCGCCATACTTGTGAATTGCAATACCATTAGTAACTGCATCCTGTGTTTGTACAAACTGGTATGCACCGTTCGCAAGAGATACATTATCGTCTTGCACCTCAAGCGTGAATACTGTTGCTTCTTCTGCAATATCCTTTCCACTAACTTTAACTGTTACTGTTTCAGGCGGGGCAATACTTGCATCATCTGTTACAAATGTAACCATGTTAGAGAACGGAGAAACCGCTACTGTCTTCCATGTATTGTAGAAGTAATTCCAGTACATACCGCTTGCACAATACTGGTCTGTCATTCTTGACAGGTTGTCGTATACTTGGAAGTAATTTTCATCCACAAGAACTGCTTTAACATTTCTCATAGCGTTGAGTTCATCTGCCGTTACTTCTTCGATAGAATCACAATTTGCACGAATGATATCAAATCTTTCATTATCAAAAGTTGTCCAGTCATCAATCAAGTGAAGCCTACCCATAAAGTCAGCTTTTTCCATGTGGAAAGCACTTGCAAGAACGTTTACATCAAATTTCGCGTTGTACTCGGCATCCATAAAGATAGCCTGTCTTGATTTTGGTGTTGTTGTTCTGACACCTGCTTGATTGTATTTCTTAGACATAAATGTAATCTTGTTAGAAATACCACGGTATTTACTTGCATCGTTTGTAAGAGTTGTACCATCACCGATTGAAACAGGTGATGTCTTACCATGTGAAATGGCTTTAATCAACAGGTACTTGAACAGTAAGAATTCATCGTACTCAACCGCTGTGTAAATACCGTCAACCAGTTTTGAAATAAATGAAGTAACGCCATCAATGGATGTGAATGCCATTTTAAGGTCTTCGTCTTGTATTGTAAGTGGGTACTGTGTTCTCCAGTTCATTACATAGAAAGCACTTCTCACGTCAGGAAGATTTCTCTTGAACTCTCTTGCTTCACCTTTTTCTGCGTCATACTCAACAACGTTTGCGATACCAACAAAGATATCCTCGATTGTTTCACCTGTTTGAAGATATCCCTTTTTAAGATGTGCATATGGGTTGTTGAATGTTGCACTTTCAATCACCACTTTTGCGATTCTGTTCATAAGTGCATTAAGGAACTGGTTCTGTAGTGAGCCGTTTCCGACAATGATTTCTCCGACTTTCGGAATCATTTTAGCATCAGTAATAACAGGAACGTTCTGCTGATACTCATAGGATGCATTCTCTCTGATTGTGTTAATGATTTTCAGAGAACTAGCATCAAGTGTAGTTAGTTTAACTCTGTGAGCCATTAGTTTACATCTCCTTTACTTAAATAATTCGTCAAAATTTTCTGCTACAATTTCCTTGTCTTTTTCTTCTTCCTCTTCTTCGTCTTTTGGATTATGTTCAATTCCTGCGCTATCACCTGCGGAAAAGAATCTATCTTTATATTTCTGTCTCCACATCTTGTCATTATCTTCATACTTTGTTTTCCAGTCTTCTCCGTCTGTATCTGATAATGAGTTGATTGTATCTGTTGCGTCCTCAATAAATTTTAAGGTGTCATCATCTGTACTGTCTTTTGTACGTTCTTTGATTAGATTAAGAAAATCTTCTTTCGATAAAACTGCCATTTCAATACCTCCTGTTAATTCCACCACCGATAATAGCGAACCACATAGGGAATTTTGATTTTGATCTGTACGGTGTACCACCGCCACCCCCACCACCTACGCTATAAAATCGGTACATTAAAACTGCGTTGTTAAGTATTTCTGCTTCCGTTAAGTATCTATCCTCTGCTATCCATCTGTTGATTGAAGTATCATTTGCGTGTGTCTGAATGTAATTATAACATTTATTTGCGTTCTGTATACGCTCTTCAAGTGCTGGAACACCAGGACGCTCCCAACATGACATAAAAGCTTCTGTTAGTCCTGCGATATCTGTGCTACTTGAATGTAAGAATTCGTCAAGTGATGAGATTCCATGGCTTGTGCCAATCCAGTCATTTTCCTCAATCAAGTATTGCATCTGCCCGTTAGGGTCTGTACTGGATAGTCCTTGTGAACTAAGGTAGTTGAGCAATGCTGTCTTTCTATCACCCGTCCACTGGAATAATCCGAAACCACCGCCACCACGCTCGTTAAGAGCAGGGTTGATATTGGACTCTCTCCAAGCGTTACCACATAGCGCAGAGATTACATAGATACTTGCACCAATTCCAGTAGCACCACCCTCGCCATATCTTAATAAGATAGGGAAACTGTTAGCTATTGATTCACTGTTGTTTATACTTACTTGGTCAGCCAGTGGTATGCCATTGGTGTGCGCCCCCATTGTGATGCCTTTTCCAAACCCGCCACTTTGATAACACATTTCTGTATGTCCGCTTCTTACTAAAATGTCAAATGGCTTCCATTCAATATCTTTACTGTCGTATTGTGTGAAGCCTAATCCTTTTAAGATGCTTACCATATTTCCAGTGTAGAATCCACTAATATTAAGTGGAAATCCTGCTTCGATTACTGCGTAACCCACAAACGTGGAACAATCATAATATGTGATACCATTCACTGTCTTTTGATATCGGTACTGTTGGGAGTATCCCACGTTTGGAGCGTTGCAAGTGTTAATTGCCCATTGATACCCTTTGTTGAGATTTATAGGCATTACGGTTTAATCAATTTTCCTTTCTTACCAAGTGAAACCAGTTTATCGTTCTGTGATGCTGAACCTTTATAGTTCGCTACACCGTTCTTACTTGCAATACGTTTACGATACGCAAAACTGGAATCCACATTGATTGACCTTAAGCAATCCACAATGGAACAACTATTTAATTTGAATACTGGAAAATATGTGTATGTTTCACCTGAAACATTCGTTGTAGGTTTCACAGTAGAAACGTTTGTTTTGCAACCAAGAGCAGATGCAATAGCCATGGCACATTTTGTAGCGTTCCAGTGGTCTGCATCATCTTTATCGTCCACGAAACAACATTCAATAATAACAGCTTTTGCTTTTGTGTTCCTTAACACATATAAGTTTTTGTTATATTTCACAGGTGTACCGTGAAAGCCAATTCCAAGGGTGTTGGCAATAGATTCTGCAATTTGATATGCTACACCGTAAGCTCTATCATCATATGCATATACTTCTACACCACCGCATTTCCCGTCACCTACTCTGTCGTTTCTTGCAGAGTTTAGATGAATTGATATATCCAAGTCAACATTGTGTGCGTTACACTTAGTAATAATAGAGTATAAATTAGTGTCCTGTGTTGTACTATAATCGTCTGTACAATCATATACTGTGTTGCCATTCGCTCTTAACAGTTCAATCAACTTATTTTTGACTTTCCTGTCCTCAATTACTTCATCAAGCAAAGCACTTGTGCCCCTACACTTTAATGAGTGCCCACCGTGTACATTATACGTTGCCATCCTTATCACCATCCAGTTTATTACATAACTTCTGTAGAATAATTGTGTTGTTGTTTAATGCTTCTGTCACACTATTCATTTCTTCTTTGTGTGCGTCTTTTTCTTTAATCATGTACCAAAACATAGCACCGCACATCACAATAGGGAAACCAAGTGTTGAAATTGCTGTTGTTACGGCATTCATATCCATAGCTTTAATCACATCCTTTCTTATTTAATTATATCATCATAATGTCTATTTGTCAACACTTTGCATAATTATAGACACCGTTTCTATTAAAATACATACTGTCTAATAATTGACAATTTGTCTATTTTATGCTATAATATAAAAGAGGTGATAAAATGAGTTATTATGACGGTACAAAACTATTAAGTTTATTAGACCTTAACAATAAAAGACCAGAAATCTATATGGTAACAAGTAACCGTACAGGCGGTAAGACCACTTATTTTGGTAAACTGGTTGTCAATAAATTTCTGTCAAAAGGCGAAAAGTTTGGGTTATTGTACAGATATGACTACGAGCTTAGTGGTGTAGCTGATAAATTTTTCAAAGATATCAAAGAATTATTCTTTCATGAGTATGAAATGACAAGTAAACCGATGATGCATGGAAAGTTTCATGAGTTATTTTTAAACAACGTTTCCTGTGGATATGCAATGGCACTTAACAATGCGGATGCTGTTAAGAAGAATTCCCATATGTTCAGTGATATCAGCTGTCTTATTTTTGATGAATTTCAGAGTGAAACGAACCGTTACTGTTCTGATGAAGTGAAAAAATTCATTTCTATTCACACCTCTATCGCACGTGGGCAAGGAAAACAAGTCCGCTATGTGCCTGTCTATATGATGGCTAATCCTGTGTCGCTGATTAATCCGTATTATGTAGCGATGAAGATTTCAAACAGACTTAAATCTGATACGAAATTCTTACGTGGTAATGGTTTCGTACTAGAGCAGGGATACAATGAAAGTGCAAGTAAAGCGCAGACAGAGAGTGGTTTCAATCGTGCGTTTATCAGTGATGACTATGTCGCTTATTCTGCACAAGCTACTTACTTGAATGACAGCAATGCGTTTATTGATAAACCTGTTGGAGAGTGTACTTATGTTGCGACACTTCGATATCTTGGTAGGGATTATGCCATCAAAGAGTATATGGACTTAGGTATTATCTATTGTGATGACAGACCTGATAAAACGTATCCTTATAGAATCAGTATCACCACAGATGACCACAATGTCAACTATTTGATGCTAAAGAGCAACGACTTGTTCTTGTCTAACATGAGATACTTCTTTGAGCGTGGCTGTTTCCGCTTCAAAGACTTACAGTGTAAAGAAGCTGTGCTACAGGCTCTTAGTTATTAATGGTATCACCTACTGCCAGAAAGCGAAAAACATAGAGACAGAACGCACGGTTGGAAGAGACTGCTGTTTCTATGGTCGGGGTTGCTCCCTTGTCCTAACAGACTTTAGACCGCTTTCACCAGTAGTTCATGATATAAGAAAAAGGTACTTTGCTTATGCATTGTACCTTTTTATTTTTATTTACCTAGCTTTAATTCTACTTCTTTATTCAGTTCTTTTTCTTTCTTAAATTTGCTATGCTTCTTCGCATCACGAGGTATATGTGGATAAGTTGGCAAATAGCACTCGTATGCATAAAAGTCACAACCCTCACAACCGTGTCTATAATTAGACGCACAAATGTCAATTAATTTTTTTACTGTTATTTTCAACTATTTCAACCTCCTCGTTTGTATATAATACTTTTGCTAGTTCGGGTGAACTACCACATAACCGATAATAACTCTCTAATTCAAACGGATAATACCCATCAATTTTAGCCAAACATTCCCCGTCTTTAGTATATTTACAGTTGCATGCCGTACAACATGCGTCAATATCAATGCAATTTTTTATTACATCTTGCAATCTTACTTTCATAATTATTACCTCATTTCATAGCTTGTTTCTACCAGTAACACTCCGCCCCTCATTCTTTTAGGTCGTAACTTGTCTGGCACTTTAAGACCTATTTTAAAATCTGATAAATCACGTTTGATAGGTGTATCACCTTTAAATAAAAACTGTTTCTCATCTTCTGTCCATTCTTTGTGCATTCCTGTTCTTGGGTCTTCGTATCCTTTAATATCTGCATTACCTTGCATAGATAATACAAACAGCTTCTTGCACTTGTTTGGCATTCCTGCGCATTTTACATCATAAAACGGTTCTTCTATTGGTTCTCTGTTTTCATGTGTTACGTGTTCGATATATGTCTTTTGTCTTGTAAATGTGGCTGTATCCCAACACGACTCAAGAGACCATGAGTTAAATTCTGTTGGATGTTCTCTTATCCCTACTATTTCATCGGGTAGTAAATCACAATGGATAGAGTCAGTATCTGCATAAATGAAACCACGCTCATTTACGCCATGATAATTCTTTTGGGCAGCTCGAATCGTAAATTCTCTTGCGTATGATGTAATTGCAGAACCACAAGGAATGTATCCTGCTTTCTTGTTGTTCTCTTCCTGTCGTATAAAACCAAGTGATTCGTCATCTTTTACATATGCAATCTTAAATGAACTGTCTTTAGAGGATGCCTGCTTACCATAAAGATTATTCAGAAACAGCTTTGCAAGAGTTCTCTGCGCTCCCTTGCTTTTCTTCTTAATCTCTGCGTACTTGTTGATGTATTCGTCATAGATACCTTTCATAGCATAGAACCATACACCATCTATGATTTCAAAATCATACAAGTCATAGTGCTCTAGCATCAAATAATAATCGGTACAAGTTACCACCATTTCTACTATCGCTTCATGCCTGTTGTTTCCGCTGTCGTAATAGTATGGAAAATATTTATCGTACTTCTTACTGTATACGTCACTTGTTTCTAGCATTTCTGTGCCACGATATAGCGGAGAACCTTTTATCTGTATAAATGGTAAATACTCATGTTTCACGTGAAACCTTGTTCGGATACGCAAGAAAAAATATCTTGGGTCACCCTGTGGTGATTTCTTTAAAGCATCCTCATGAATAAAGTTTCCATTCCAATAATGCGGTTTCCCTACTGGATAATAGTTTCCACTGTCGGAGTGCATCATGGATGGGTATAGACTATTAACATCTGCTGTTGTGCCATAATTATATATCTTATTCTCTTTTCCTCTTACAAGGTAACACCAACCACCACGATATGACTTGCGGATATAATCACCAAAGGTAGGGTACTTTGCTATTCCTGTTTCTATCTTGTATATGTCGGGAAATAGTTGTGCATAATCTGTTTTATCATATCCTTTTTTGAATTCTTCTAGGCAACAAGAACCGATAGTTGATTTATCATGTCCTTGTTCTAGCATGATTTCAAGTGCTTCCTTTACTACAAGTACGTCATTGGCAATATACTCTCGTTCCTTTTCAGTTATCTCACATCCTGCGTATCTGTAGCCAGTGTATTCCATGTCTAACTTTTTATGCTTGGTTGCGAATGACTTGCCAATAACTTCAACTGAAAATGGCAATAGTTTCAAGGAGTCACGAAACTCCAATAACTTATTGTTTGGGAGTTTCTGTATAATGTAATACCACATGCCATTATCTGATATACTATAGCGTACTTCATTGGTTTTGATTTCTTTAATCTTTTTCCAAGAGTAAACACCGTTATCGTTGTTTAAAGCTTGTGTATATTTCTTCTGCGCTAGTAAATAGTCAAGAATGAAAGCGCCATCAAATTTTAGGTTATGTAAAAATGCTATAATGTTTGTGTCTAAAGCACGGAAGTATGTGAACATATCTTCAATATGATGCAGGATTGTAACATTCTCTGTGAATAACTCCACAATGGCAACTGCCCACACTTCTGTGTGGTCTTGGTTATCATATACAGTGGTTTCAAAATCACACATGAACATTCTTGTTGTACGTTTACTATTCATAGACGTTGTCCTCAATATCCCATGAAAACATATTTTCTTGTTCTGTGTCTAAATCGTCTCTTTCCGTAAAAGTTAAATTTCTTCCAGCTATAATTTTCCCAACAGCTTCAAGTGATGATATAACAGAAACACCACTAGATTCAACGAGAATTAAATCTAAGTGTACTTGAATAATATCCCAGTTATTAGCAAGTCTTTCACCCACTATTATATCGCCCTCAATGTCAAGTGCTTTACGAAACAATGATAACAATGCACTTTGCGCTTGCTCGGAACGTTCAATAGATTTTAACTTTCTATTTCTTCCGTGAATTGTCTTTGTGCCAACTGGTGCTGTAAGCCTTTTTAAAAATGCTTCAATAAAATTATCCTTTGCGATATCGCCTAACTGTGGCTGATTTAAATGACGTTCATTATCTAAATCGTGAATCGTTGACTGCTTGTCTGTTGACCAAAACTTCCTAGCTGATTCCTTATTACGTTTTCTTGTCTCTGCGCTACGCTTTGCCCTATCAGATGCTAGTTCGTGTTTTAATTGAGAAACTGTTGAGATTTCACCTGTAACTGTTGAAAAAGCTTCCTGTTCTGCAAGGTTCTTAATATCTGCTTTTAACTGTCTTGTTATCTTTGCTAAGTCTCTACCTTGGATACCCCATTTCCTCAACTGGGATTCTGTTTGATAAACGTTCGCACCACGCAATTCAATATTCTGTTTTCTTAATGCTGATACTTTGCGCTGATATTGCTTATAGTATTGACTATACTTTGATTTGCTCTTTTTCAATTTTATCACACCTCTTACATTTTAGGTTAAAAAGGGGTAGGCGCTCTGCCCACCCTGCTATGTATTTTAGGAAAGAAAAAATCTTTCTATGAAAAAACTTTACTTATTTTACTGAGTTTACATCAAGTCCGCAGTCAACAAATGGACGTCCTGCTTTTGTTTCTCCACTACGTTTTACAATTGCATACGGTTTACCATGCATCAGCTCATGGATTGACTTCAAAGAAGACTTGAATGTTTCAGACTGTGTACTGTAAACCTTGCCATCTGTAGTAATGAATGAAAGCAAGTCAGCTTCTGTTCCGTCTTTCTTTACATCCTTATATTCAAGGTATGCTTCTATTGTAATTGATGTGCCGTCTGCTACATCTTTCACGGATGTAATTCCTGCATCCATTGTCATAAGATACTGCTCTACCTCTGTTAACTCTCTGCTTGCATTTGTGATTGTGATTTTACTCATTGTTGTTTTCTCCTTTTTCTTTTAATTATTCTTCTACTTCATCTGTGTCTTCTTTTTTATCTCTTGGCGGTAATACCTCTGCCGTTTCTATGAACTTCTGTTCATCCATCCCATACAGTGTCTCAATCACTTCTGTTGAAACAACTGATACTGGTTTGAGTGTTTCTGTCTCTACTACTTTAGTAACCGCTTTCATCAGCTTCTTTTCATCTGTGTAAGTGCCTGCAATAGTTAACTCGTAGTTGTCAACTTTAGCTGTCTCTGTGTCAACACACATTACGATGACTTTAGTTGAAGAGATAGTTCTTGTTACTTTTCTTGCTCTTGCCATTTTACTTTTTTTCACCTCTTTCTTTTTTGTTTTTTGTGTTTGCTAGGCTGCTGAATGAACGACTTCTTTTGAAGCCAAATCAGATAAAAGGAATCGAACCTTTACACGTTGCCACCGATTTTTTCGCCTACATGGGTGTCGGAATATCTGTTATTTTTGTAAGTGGACGGTGTTGTGGACACCGCCCTATATGGTGTGATATTTTGCAAGTTGGACAATGTTTATCTTCCTTACATTACTAAGTATATCATATTGCGCTTGAAATGTCAAGTATTTTTTAAAAATCATAAAACTAAAAATATGCGATATTACAGGGACTGTCCACCCGTCACCGAGAATGCCCGCAGATTCTTTTTCACTTAAATTTTTTATATATTTTTCAGGAATCCCCCTTGAAGTCTTGCTCTTTCTTCTTTCCAAAGGTAACGAGCTTCATCAAAATCATGCCCGTTATAATTATCATTAGTAACCTTTATTGCTACAGGTTTAATCTCTGATGCATAATATTTATTAACCTTAAAACCAGCTTGTTCTAAAGCTATATGTCCACATGACATTCCATCACATAAGCTTAATACATTCAAACTTTTCATTTTTATTCTCCTTTTCTACTATTGTATTAAAAAATGCTATTACTAATTTACGGCATTGGAACAAAAAAGCTTATTACGACACCAACCCAGTAAAACATTGCAAGAAAAAAAGCTGTTAATACTAAAATTGAAATAATAAACTCTATTACACTTTTTATGATTCTTTTAATTTTTCTTCTATCCATGAATATAACTCCTTTATTAATGTTGCACTGATTGGTACGTCAATGCGCTCGTCATTTGTTATGTATGCAATATAATATTTTCCATTATCGTATACTTTATCTTTTAGTTTATACAAGAACGCATAGTGTATGTTTGTCTTGTACGTTGTGTTGCACACGCTTAGTGCTGTCCCGCATTCTTCTCTCATAATGTCTTTGATATGCTCGTACTCCTCAATAGTTTGAGGTGTTACGATTTCTGGATGTTCATAAAGCGTTTCGCAAAAATGAGCTTGAAAACGCTTGCGAACTTGCGCATGGGTTATCCCTTCTGGCATGTATAATTACCTCCATTCATGTAATTTATCACATACTTCTTTAATTGTATAGAGTTTTTTGAAGTTTGTAAGTCTAATTATTTCATTCCATGCTTCATCAAACTTAGAATACCTATTCTGTGCATATATTGCTAACATTGTAACACTTGTATCTGCAATTCTTAAGTCTAGAACCCATGTTTCATCACCTTTGTTGTAATGTTCAATAGTCGCTTCAACGTGCAATTTAACATTTTCAATAATATCATTTGTGCTAATAATTGTTTTTAAGTGTGTCATAGTTTTTATCTCCTTTCCTTTACTGTAATTATATTATAGCATTGTACCTTTTTAATGTCAATAGATTTTACATAAATTACTGTATTTTATAAATACAATAACAGTCAGCCCACCCCAGGAGCGTAGCGAGCGGACGCTCTGCGTACCACATGAGGGTACATGGGAAGCTACGATTTTCGAGATTAACAAAATACAGTAATGTAAAAATAAAAGTAACAAGGTGACAGTTGACTTGTTGCTCTTTTTTGTGTTATAATAGAGATGTACAGAAGTGAACCGAACGCAGTGAGGTGTAGTAACTACTTAAGTGAGCATAGAAGCGATAGCGGAAATGCGGAACAGCGAGCGTACCACATGAGGGTACAAGGGGAGCTACGGTTTTCGAGATTAGCGGAATACCAA